GGTCCAAGGGGCAATTCCGCCGGCGGGTGCTCAAGGGGTCCAAGGGGCAATTCCGCCGGCGGGTGCTCAAGGGGTCCAAGGGGCAATTCCGCCGGCGGGCTTCCAAGGTGCACAAGGCTTCCAAGGCGCGCAAGGCTTCCAAGGCGCGCAGGGCGTACAGGGTGCATTTGCTCCTGTGGGTGTCCAAGGAGCGATTGCCGCGGCGGGTTCCCAAGAAAAGATAAGGTTGCCGATAAAATTGTCCGGTGTAATTTATCATATTAATTACGATACTGCTGCACAGGATAGACGCAAAGCTATATTTGACGGATCTGGTTCTGAAGTTTTAACAGACGACGAAGAAAAATTAATGACGAGCGTGGGTCTCATTGGTGATACGCGAAAGAATTTGAGCCCCTACCTATATGATTTTTTCGAGTCGCTACCGAATTGCCAAACAACAACGCAAATGGTTACGTCACGCGATTGTGAAATGGCACACTACGTTATGTGGTCAGTTCTATTAAAAGCGCGGCAGGACGTACAGCGAAATATAGATGAAGGCAAAAAGAAGGGACACATGCCCGACTCCGGTATGTTTCAAACCGAGGCACGTCTAACAGCATTATCAAAAATTACTGGAACAGGTGATTCTGCTACAGCAGCAGTCAATAAATTATCAGAAACATCTTCTAAGGAACACGCCGAGATTACTGAGATAGTTAAACGTATAGAAGAAAAGATAGACTCTGTAAAGGACGGTGTAGATAAATTTAAGGCAAAGATGGGCGTCAAAGGTGGAAGAATCGGTTACCTTTTTGAGCGTAAGATGAAGAAGTAAATGTTTAGTATGTCCGTTTGATATCTTCAAAAGAAATCAAACCGTCTAGTAGAGTAGATATGCCCCTATTTATGGGTCTGTCCATTGAAAATGATCCAGAAACCTTGGAACAGCGGGCTTCAGACCCCCGTGGATACGCAAACAGCGATATTCCCTTATTAGAGTCATTTGGTATTTTAAAGGACGGTAAATCACCCGATGCGTTGTCCCTGACTCCCGATGACTATCGTACATTCATGAACTGGTTGCAGAATGGTCCGGCTAGACCAGTTCCCAGTGGACCACCCATGCGCATACTTTGTTTTTATCGTGAGTCCTTAAAAAAGAGTACTGAAGACTTCAGTACGACCGACGGTCACCGCTTGAAGCAAGAAAATCTTATAAAAACTATTGATGAAATGTTGCGCGACGGCGACGATAATACAGACCCGATGGTAATGTGTGCGTCTGGTGGTCAACCACCCCCAGCGACAAGTGACTGTTGTGATAAGTTATCAACGCGATTTGAACAAACAGAAACCCTCATAAGTAGTTATTTCGGGCAGCCGACAACTTCTGTAGATATATCAACACCGATGAAGTCACTAGAAACACTCATAAGTACTTCATGTAAGCCATCTGCACTCTCATTCGACGTATCAACTCCAATGAAGTCATTGGAAACACTCATAAGTACTTCATGCAAGACATCTGCCCTCTCATTCGATATATCAACCCCTATGAAATCATTGGAAACGCTCATAAGTACTTCATGTAAGACATCGGGTGCTCTAGATATATCAACACCCATAAACGCGTTAGGTACAAAGTTTGATACAAAATTCGCAGAAGCCGCAGTGCTCATCAACACGCTGCCGCCTGCGTTCAATCAAACAATAACGCAGTTAAGAGATGAGCATATTTTAGGTATAGCTTCAGATGTGGCATCGTGTTTAGAGGAACTTCAAAGAACAAAAGCCGCCATACTAGAATTAAAAGATCTCTGCACTGCCAAGCCGCAGGCAGCAGCGCCACCACCTGTACTGAGCGCAGCAGCGCAAGCCCGCATAGAGGAGGCGCGCGCAAAGCTAAGAGCTGCCGAACAGCGCGCGGCAGACGCGCGAGCGGCACTCGCTCTTATTACAGCCGATGCTAATGCAACAGGGGAGCAGATTGACCAGGCTGCCGATGTCGCAGCAGCAGCAGCAAACGAAGTTGAAGTTCTTCGCAATGAGGCTGCAGCTATATATATCCAAGCGGATTACAATTCTTCGTCATCGGGTGAAGCAGCATATGTACCGCCACCAGCTGGACCTTTAGTTGGACCGCGTCGCCCTCCAGGACCACCTCCAGGACCGCGCCCTCCAGGACCACCTCCAGGACCACCACCGCCGGCGCCACCTCCAGGACCGCCACCGCCGCCAGGACCGCGCCCTCCAGGACCGCCACCTGGAGGTTTTGCTCCATCAGCACCACCAGCGCCAGGTTCAGCTCTAGCTGCTATACATCGTATACCTAAACCAGCGCGTCCGCTCCCGCATGTCGGTGGTAAGCAGCCTTTGCCAAGACAAAATGCTGAACTCTTGAAGGGCGTTGACAGAGCCGTGGGTGATTTAAAAAAGAACGTGGAGGCGGCGCGGCGGCGAGCCAAAGGTAACCAGCGTATAAAGGACAGACAACGTATGGCAGAACTCGACAGAAAATTGGTTGAATTACTAGAAGCCCATAGAGAGTTAAATCAAAAGGTACGTGAAAATCATCCTGAAATAATGGCGGTTGCTCTAGCGCTAGAGCGGAAAGTCACACAAATGAACACTGTTTTAACTAACCACGTCTTAGCGGATGCGGAGATTAGAACGCTACGTAGAAAACTTGTTGTGGCGGACGTAGCACTCCGTGAATCGGCAGCACGAATCAATCTATTACGCGCCCAACTAACCGCGCTCGGCGCAATACTGGCACGTGTGAGACCTTTCGAGGAACCGGACGCCGATGGCTATAATAAGTTGAATGTAATGTACAAGGCGGCTTTACAGCAGATAGACAATTTAGCAGCCGAAGTCCAACGTTTAGAAACGAAAGGCGGTGACAGCGCAGCAAACGTGGACCGCGATAAAGCGATAGTCCAAGAAAAACTACGCGTAGCAGAGGCTGCAGTAGCTGAACTTACACAGAAGCTGATGAAAATGACCGAGCAGTGGACAGCGGCAAATGCGAAAGCGCGCTTTCTAGGGAAGAAGGTTCAAAATGCAGCAAAGGCTATGCTAGATGCTCAAGGAGAAATCAGACTGCTACGTGAGATGATGGTGGTTCTCAGCGGTATGCTGGCTCAAATAAAACCCTTTAGAAAAATAGATGCGGCTAACTATGACAGACTATATCAGATGCATGAGGGTGCTCTAAAACAGATTGATAGGCTAGCCAAAGATATTCAACGTCTTGAGACCGAAAAGGGCGACAGCGCTGCGGATATCGAGCGTATTAAACTCGAGTTGGAAACAAAACTTGCCGCGGCAAGAGATAGTGTAACAGACCTTACAAAGAAGTTAATGAAGATGACGGAGCAGTGGACGGCGGCTGACGCGAGAGCGCGCTTCTTATCGAAGAAAGTGGCTGATGCCGATGAGGCGATGCGTGAGGGTGCCAACGAAATAAGACAGCTGCGTGAGCAGATGGGTATTCTGCAAGAAATGTTGGGTCGTATCCGCCCCTACACAAAAGACGACGAAGATAATTATGATAATCTAAATGAAACATATCATACTGCGCTTAAACAAATAGATAAATTAGCCGACGATATTCAACGTCTTGAGACTGAAAAGGGCGACAGCGCTGCAAACGTGCAGCGGGATAAAGAGCAGCTGGTCGAAGAGTTAAATGATACCAAAGCGAAGGTTGCCGAGTTAACCAAAAAGTTAACGAGTGCTACGGAAAAATGGACAGCAGCGGACGCGAAAGCGCGCTTCTTAGGAAAGAAGGTTCAAAACGCAGCGGAGGCTATGTTGGATGCACAGGGCGAAATCAGATTGATGCACGAGCAGATGCAGGTCCTGAATGGCATGTTGAGACAGATAAAACCGTTCAGACAATTGGACGCTGAAAATTACGATAAACTAAATGATATGTATGTGAATTCCTTAGCAGAGATAGAGCGCCTAAATGATGAGATTCAGCGTCTTGAGACGCAAGGCGGTGACATGACGGCGTCTGCTGAGCAGAAGCTGGAAACTTTACGCGCCGATTTAGTCGATTCGAAGCAACGTGTAAACGAGCTTACCGCCGATCTTCGTACAATGACAGCGAAGTGGACGGCTTCAGAGGAGCGCGCAACTCTGCTCGATAGACAGTTGGCGGATGCGCGAGCGGAATTACAACATACTGACAGCGAATTAAAAGAGAAGGTTGCCGCGTTAACAGCCAGTCTTGAACAATCAGCACAGAATGAACATACAATAGAAGAGTTGACGGCACAGATTACATCGCTAAGAGCCGAGCTCGCAGCCAAGTCTGCCGCAGCGGGAGATTCCACAGCCGAAGTGGCGCGACTTGAACACCAACTCGAAGATCTTCGTACACAGCTTGCCGCTGCCACAGAAGAACTCAAAGCAAAGACTCTTTCTTTCACCGAGTCTAGTGAAGAATTAGCCCGTGTTCAGCGTGAATTAGAGGATAAGCAGGCAGAAATCACAGCAAACCAACTCGAGTTAACACAATTACGTAGCAATTTCGCAGATAGAAGTAAGAATTTAGCTAGATTAGAGCAGATTAGTGATGCAGAAAAGCGCGAGCACAAAGCCTATAAGGAAGATGCCGAAAAACAGATTGCCGAATTTAGGGAGACTATTCAGAGGTTGCAACTAGCCGATGAAGATACCGATGGTGTTATAGCAGGACTGAAAGCACGGTTGGCTTCTCAACTAGCGAAACTTATAGAGGTTAAACGAGATTTTGAAAACGAACGTAATCTGAGATTAGCCGCAGAAGAAGAGAATATTAATATTAAAGGACAGGTTGCTGGGTTAACAGGTCAGTTACAAGCCCTCGAAGTCAACAACAGAGAGACGCTTGCTGAATTAGAGAGGGTGCGTGCTCTACTCAGAGAATGCGAAGCACGCCCTTCACCGGATATAGAGTTAATAAGACAATTGCGTGCTGAAATAGAGCGCCTCCAAGTTGAATCACGCCAGCAGCAAGAGAGAATAGGAGTGCTGACCGGTGAACGCGATGCTGCAAATGCAAAATATCTTGAATTAAATGCAGCCTACGATAAATTAGATGCTTGGGCTGAAATAGCTAAAGAGAGATTTGCTCAGCAGAAAGCGGACATCGCCGAATTAACCGCACGCCTAGAGGCGAAGACAACGGAACTAGCGACTGCGACAGCAAAAATAGGGACTCTACAGGCTGAGGCTTTAGAAGCAACGAATCAGTATACGGCGACGTTAGAACAATACAGAGATAGACTGCGCACAGCGGTCGAAGGTATCGCGCGCTTAAGATCAGACCGTGATGCCGCAGTCGAATCTGTGGAATCGTTAGCCAGACAAATCGAGGAATTAAGTCGCCAACAAGGCACCGCCAGCACATTACAAGGAAAATTGGACCTTGCTCAAGCAGAACTTAGACGCAAAACGGAAGAGCTTGAAATTGTAGCCAATAAACATGCTGCGATGAATGGAGAATTCCAGCGAACAAAGGCTCATTATGAAGAAAGACTACGTGCGTTAGAGGCATCCGTTCTGGAATTAGGTGGGTCCAGGCAAGAGCTCGATAGACGGTATCAAGTGGCGCAAATTCGCATTGGCGAATTGGAGCGGGCTTTGCGTGATAGAGAGACTCAGGCAAGACTGGTTGACCAAGACAATCAAGCCACAATCCGCAATATACTAGGTGAACTTAATCCGCTACGCGACGCGGCGAAACAGCTTCAAAGAAATAAGGTCCGTATTGCTGAATTAGAGTCACATCTAGAGGGACTCCAAGCGAACTACGCTGACCTAATGCAAGGCTACAAAGAGGTGGAGGAGGCGTATGAAGCAGCGCTCAAAGCGGTGCCAGGTCAAGCTAAGCCGCAGCCCCGTGCAACTCTACAAAATACTTGTGGTTATTGTGCCGCGAATCCCGGTAATAGAAAGGTCTGCGCTGAATGTGAGCATTATAGAAAAATAGCTGCAGGAGAAGCCTCGTATAAGAAACAATTTGGACCAGGCAGGGGTGGTGCCACAAGAAAGGGGGGGCGCCGCCTAACAAAGGGTGCTAAACTACGTAACTTCTCCCGCAAAATTGCCCCGCTAAAGTAGAGATGGGTGATCTTAACATCGGTCTAAAAATAAAATACAGTTTTTACAGCGCACTGGTCTTCTTCCTTGTTGCGAATCCCGAGACCGCTAAATTTCTACAGTCAATCTTCGGCTCGTACATGGACATAGCCGGACCATCTGGTTGCCATACAACAAATGGTTTTTTTCTCTTAACTATCGTCTTCTTTATTGTAATGGTTGCGCTCATGATGTTTCCACGAGACAAATAGATACAAAGATACAAATCTATTTTTATTCTATAAAAGTAGAGATGCATCCAGAGAAATACTACAAGGGTCTTTCGAAAACAAAGAAAATAAAGAGGGAGCGCGAGATTAAACATTTCGGTGCGAAAGACTGGAAGGACCCGAAAGCCTATGTGGGTTTCAAAACGAACGAAGGAGTCAAAACCAAGCCGTCCTCTTATACAAAGAAATTCTATAAACTTTTACCTAATGCGAAGAGTTTAAAACAGAAGGCGTCAAAGACAGGTGTCCCTCTCAAATATATAAAGGGGTCATATAATCGCGGGTTAGCCGCCTGGCGCACAGGACATAGACCCGGTGCCACGCAACAACAGTGGGGCTACGCGCGTGTACACAGTTTTCTCACATGCGGTAAAACCTATAAAACAACAGATTCTGATTTAGCAAAAAAGGCAAAAAAGGAAAGCAAAAGCGCAGCGGCATGGTGGAAGAAAACATGCTAAGCGCGCAAGCGTCCGATAAATTCGGCACATACCGTGTTCCAAGTATAGGGGGCAACTGTGGCACTAGCAGATGAGCCGTGTGTCTTAACAAGTTCTGCATCCAGAAAGTATCTTTCTAGCGCAGTACATACATCACTTGAGTCTACACCGTGAGCCTCTCCACTGACAGCAGAAGACATGGTCGGTGTATAATAGGTGTAGACCGCGGGTACGACAATTGAATTAGTGAAAGTACAATATTCAAGGTGTCCGAGCTGCTCCGATACGACTTGTGGCTTACCCAAACCCATCATTTCAAACGCGCATAGACCGAAGCCCTCTGCACCCGCGCACGAAATACCGATGTCGGCGGCATTGTACATCATGTTTATTTCATTGTCAGTATACGGCTTATCGCGATAAGCTAATATGAGTTTATCTTTGTGTTCCTTATAGTCACCGCGGAATTTACGTATGGTGTGTATATAAATTTCGTTAATCAGATAACCACCATTCTTTCCCGCATCACACGCACACAAAAGCCGCAGCTCAGCTTTAGGGTGTTTACAAACTAATTCAGCAAAACCCGCGACAATGGTATCGTATCTCTTTGTCACAGTATTCCTGTTCGCGGATACAATATAGAATCCTTCAACGGGTATTCCCAAATTTTTACGCGCAGTCAATTTATCAATAGTAGGATGCATATTTGAGTCAAACCCGTGATTCAAAATATACATAGGTATTTTAATACCATTCTGTGCTAGAACACTCTTCCAACTATTTGTGGCTACAAAAAGTTCGTCGCAACCTGTGTTAAGTACTTGTACACAGTCGCTACGTAAGCTATAATACGTCTGGTCTAGATAGACTACGGTCTTGAAATTCTTAGTACACTCTTTAATCGCCTCAATGTATTTACAACTTATAAATGCATCATTGTATATTACAATAACACTCGGCGACACCTCTTCAACATATGATTTTAAGCCAGAGAAATCAAATCCATTTTCTGATTCAGTAATCCGCACACGTACATTTGCAGGCGTGGGACGAAATTCTGCGACATCCTTTTGTCCGCCGTATTGATACACTTCAAACTCTGGATTCGCCGCAAGAATTTTAAGCAAATTCCACGCAACCTTGCTCTGCCCTATTAATTGCTGACTGTGCGTTGAGACCATGAGAATTTTACGTTTTGGAACCGACTTCTTGGGTACAGTGCTTGAAAAGTAGGTTACCTTTCCACCTACTGGCACGATAGGAAGAGCGGCTACCTGTGTAGCAGCAACAGCAGCAACAGGCGGCGGCACAGCAGCAACAGCAGCAACAGCAGCAACAGGGGCAGCAGCAACAGCAGCAACAGCAGCAACAGCAGCAACAGCAGCAACAGGGGCAGCGGTCGGCTCAATTATCCGTAGTTTCTGCGTATCCTTCAGTAGGTTTTCGAGTGCGGCAGAATACATTATATGCATTTATGTTTTCCCGGTTTAAACCGATAAATTTGCCTAATTAGAAAAACAAATTTATTAAGTATAAAGTATGTTTGCACTAACAGTTCTCTCTGCCCTCCTATACACGGCTCACGCAAGCATCACAAATTGTAACACAAATTCCATATTCACTGTGAACGGTCTGGGCTTTTGGCCAGACCCCGCCCAGATATCAAAGAATTCAACCGTCTCATTCGACTTTACTGTACCTGCTGTAGTAACAGCAGGAACCGCGAAATATTCCTTCTCGTTTAACGGTATCCCTTTCACGCCCACGACGGAGGATCTGTGTACACAGACAACCTGCCCGATTCTACCTGGAACCTATAATCAGTCGACCTCATCCGATTTCCCAAATGTAAGCGGTAAGGTTGTAACAAAGATTGAGTGGTTTAATGAAGCTGGTGATAATCTTCTCTGTGCGCAAATTAGTACAAAGGCGTCATGAGCGCAGTCGCATATTTTCCCGAGGGCGCGCCCGTAGTGGGTGAAGTCGAGTTTCACGATGTCAAACAGGGCTGTCGTATAACAGCGCATTTTTCAAAGCTGCCACCAGGTGAGCACGGTTTCCACATCCACCGAGCCGGTGATTTGCGCGGACCCGGATGCCAGGGTGCGTGCGACCATTATCATAAGGGTAAAGCGTCGGACCACGGCGGACCACCAGGAACAGCGGGTCCGCGTCACACGGGTGACCTCGGTAATATATCGGGTTCACCATTCAAAAAAACATACCTTCTGCATGACGTGCGAGTTGCTGACCTCTACGGGCGCTCACTTATAGTTCATGCGGATAAAGATGACTGTGGCACAGGTGATTTTGAAGATAGTCTAACAACGGGACACTCAGGTAAACGCATAGCCTGTGTTTTGATAGGGCGCTCAACAATCGATTGTGCGAAGACCCGAAAAAACAAGCATAAACAAACAACCAAGAGTACTACATAATGGACCGTAGGCGCTCGTCTAAACTGAATGATTTTATGCCAAAAGTTCATGTACCAGTTCGGGCTGTCCGAGGTAAGAGTAGTGCCCCGCGTAAAGAGCCGATACCCAAGGCGGTTCGTGAGCAAACGTGGCTTGTATATGTAGGACCAAAATTCAAGTCTAAATGTCTGGTGACCTGGTGTACAAATGAAATTAATGTGTTTGATTTTCACACAGGACATAATATTCCAGAAAAAGAAGGAGGGACATTAGATATATCTAATCTCCGTCCCATTTGTGCACGATGCAATCTTTCAATGGGATCCACGTATACAATTACTGAATGGAGCAGACTAGGCTCTAAACAGCAACAACAGTCAGAACCAAAACGCCACTGGTTAAAACGGCTTTTTTGTGGATTCAATTAATAACCATATACGTTTAGTTAGTCTTTGTTTATAAGCAATCCACCAATTGCGCATATCCACCTGTATCTTATCCATAGCCGCGGTACGCGATGACAGAGTGCTCATGACTTGAGCCGCTGTCTCCATTTCACGCAAGCCCAACAAGATTGGCTCAACGCCATCATTTAGAATATGTGTATACGATTCATTCTTGTCGATTGGTATAAGCGGTAAAGCACCGTGTTCAAGCGCCTCGTAAAACCGATATGACTCGACGTTATAGAATCCTGCTAAACATGGTATAAATTTGGATTCTTTTAACAGAGCATTATATTTGTCAGCCTCTAAGTTATTAGAATGCCATGTGGGTGTCAAGTGTAATTTGTATCCTGGAGCCGCTTTTAATGATTCAATAAGCGCGACTCGCCCAGGTCTATCCATAGCGCCAGCAAAGGACCAGAGTGTAGGGCGTTCGCTTAGTTTTGTGCCCATTCTCGTAGAACCGCGTCCACGATAGTAGCCCAATGGAATATGAATAACCTTGGAACCGCTGACCTCAGGACGCCAATAGTTTCTAAATACAGCGCGGATGCCAGGGTGCCCGTATAGGCTCACATTATCTTTACAGGTTTCGTCGCTCAAATGAATGAGATAGAGCATGTGGTCCATGTGCCTATTAATCCAGCCTTCGACGAGGTCAACCGATACGGTGTGATTATAACATATAAAAAGAGGAGCACCTTGTGTAGGCTTGTCTGTCGCTTTTATCCATTTAAATTTGCGGGCAAAAATCTCTTCGAGCCACTCTTGTTCAAGACAGTCTCTGGATTGTAAATCATCAAAGTAGACGACTTGTATGGGCGTAGTTGCGCCACGCACCTCATCCTCCGTAAATGCATCCGTATTGTTCCAAATTTCGCTATCAAATTTATCAACGCGATTAAAATTGTTAAAGTCTGCATTCTGGTAGGCAGGATCCGCATCCTGTAAACAACCCGCTAACAGTGGACAACTAAAGTAAAGGTTTAGAATGCTATCGCCATGGTTCACAATCATGTGGTCGATACTAGTAAAGATACCACGCGCTTCAATGAGGGCGCACATACGTTCCGCGCCCGCGCGCGTGATAACGTACGAATACGTACAGAAATGAAAATATCGACGCTTCTCGCCTCCAAACAGAGCATGCGGTTTAACTTTAGCAAAAGACTTGTTAACAGGTTCAGTAACAAGTGGTAGCGCCGGTTTATTAGGTGGCAGCACACCGCCCAAAAAGATAAAGTGCGCATCCTTAGGAATATCAGGAATCATCCGATTCCACTTTGTAACATAATCACCTACAAATACGACGTCATCCTCCAAAACTAGACACGTCTCTGCCTTGGACGCGACAATCTGTTTCCAAATTTCATAATGAGAGAGTGCACATCCCATAACAGATTTCTTCCATTTGAAGTCATTGTCTCTAAAAAGGTGCGCGATCTCGGCAGTCATCTGAATATCCCGTCCATATACCGCGCGCACAACCTGTGTCTGAGCAGCCAGAACGCTGTGTTTATTCTTGAATGTAAGCAATCTATCTTCGCGATGAGCCAAATTTACAATATAAGAGGCGTCAAATCCCTCCATGCGCTCCAGCGAACCAGCCGTCCAATTGCCCCTGTGAACATAAAAAAATTTGTTTGATTTAACGCAATCCGTGTGATTAGTCCAGCCCGCATACGAATCTAATAAGAGCGGTTTAACTCCAGCGCGATGTCCCAAAAGTGTATATATGCTCTGGTCGTGTCTGTGCCCTTTACATACATTGCTATATGTCGCCCATTTATTGCCTACAATAACTTCGCGTCTACATGCCTGCTTATACACATCGCTAAATAATTGGCGAAATTTACCCTCTATTTTAAAACCAAATATGTTCGCACTGTACTGCGCCACGCGTCCCTCCGCTTCAGTCATTTCCAAAAGTTCGCAGAATCGCGGATGAGACCACGTTTGCATATTGTGCTCAGGCATGTGAGTCACAAATATATCGTTTTGTTCAATCTCCGACCATATAGAAGAGAGGTCGCGCAACACCTCTATACCTGAATCTAAGTAGAGCAGTAACGTACCCTTAGCAAAAACGCAGTTTGCTACATGTAAAACGAGTGGCTTCCATGCATAATGCGCAGGATTCCAGAAATCCCAGCCAGGATTCCATTTGGTATCGAGCTTAACAACGCGCCCACCAGCCAATTCTAATTCTTCGTCTTCGGACGAATTTGTATTGAACACAAAGACGTAGACAGGTAGTCCACGAGCTGATTTAATTAGACGTACAGCAGATGATACGTATGCAGAATTGCAGCAAGTAACAATTGCCTTTCCACCGCATTCACCAATAAATTCAGTCTTATACGGTGGAATCACAGCAGCAGCAGCTACAGCAGGAACGCCCTTCTTCTTAATTCCGACAATTCTATCCGCAATTTCCTTCCAAATTGCGCGGCACCCAACAATTTGCTCATCTGACAGAATTTTTTCAGATGCCATCGCTGTCCAAGCGCTATCGTCTTCATCAAGTTCCTTAATGCGACGTAATAAAGCCTCTTCTGAACCAAATTCTGCCACATTAATAAAGGCTTTCGGATTAAATTCGAGCGCAACAAGCGGGTCGCCCCAATAAATTGGGATACATCCAGCCAATTTTGCGTGTAAAATTTTCTCCGTAACATAGCCTGGACTCTTAGAATTTTCACACGCAAGTACAAATTTATATTGCTTATAAAATTCGACCTTTGCCGCCTGTCCCCTGGAGCCACCGCTTCCGCACGGAATTTTATCAATTGTGCCAAAAAGAGCGCCACCACTATCAACACTCTTATATCTAGAAAGCAAGTGGAAGAGAGTATTGCGCTCCACACAATTTGGATTAGATGCAACGAATGCGCAGAATTTAGTACGCTTCTGTACAATTGGGCTGAGCAATTCGAGAGGTAGGGGTTCTGGATTGACGACCTCTTTCGAATTTTGTGAGAACCAATTTAATTCGAGCATCCAATTTGGAAGACGAATATAATTCGCCTCCTCGGCGGCGCGCATAAATCCTATATTAAGTACCACATCCTCTCGCTCCTTAGGACCCATATTTTCTCCAACATAGTAAATTTTGGGTATGTGTTTAAAACGCGGGTTCTCATTTTCGGCACCAAACGGACCGAATATAATTAATGTTGGGTCAATCTGGTCTATTTCGATATTACCTCCATTTGCCCGAATCGCGGATACGAATAAATTGTGCTGTGGAACAAAATCAGCCCACATGTCTAAGAAGGCAATTCGTAAGCCCGATTGTACAATGCGCACAGGTTTAGAGCATGTGACCGAATTGACTAATACTGCCGGTAAAATAGCAGTAGCAAGAGCTGGACCCCATTTACTTAATAGGTCGGCGCGAACAAGGCTTAGTTCAGGGCGCGGCTCAGTACGAATTCTATTCCAACAGACGATGGCTTGACCTATACGATTTAAATTATAGAACCATTGACCACCTGCCGTCGTGCGAAGCGCCTCACAATTGTGAATTACAGGGATACCTAACCAGAGTGCATCGAGTAAGTGGTATTTCATTGGACGCCATCGCTGGTGTGATAGCAATACTGTTGGCGCTCTACAAAGATCCGGTAATCGCACGCGTTTTAAGAAGTTTCCGCTGATGTCGCTTCCAAAGTGTAGATTTTTAACGATATTGCTTACAAAGAAGGGGCGACTCAATAGTGTATCAGAATTAGTGACTCTCCACTTTGTTGCCGGCTCCGTTCTACATATCTCACTAACAATTGTTAAGGGCAGCGTACAATGACTCGTATTTGTCTCATTGCTTTCACAAATAATTATTTCATGCTGACCTGGCGTCCATTTAGGTACGCCAGCCTCAGCACAGTACGCATCAACAAGAATAGGATTCCACAGGAATGGTACCGTGAATACCGGACAATCAGATAATATTTCAAGATACTCATAATCAGTTTTCTTGAAGTGAGACCACGTCCAGATGCAGTTCAATCCAGTAAAATCACGCGTCTGACTCGATAAAGGATACGTGCTGCTCTCAATATCATAAAATACGGGCGGATAGTGATAGAACATTGCTGAACGTTGAGTTAATTGTTTGCGCAGGTCTGGCGGAAGAAACCACACAACCTCTACTATTAAATGATACGTTTGTAGCTTTGAATTATTTATAAGTTTCGTAATTGGTATATCTTTTGCTAAACTAAGGCAGTCAATAAACCAATCATCGGAATCGCCTGGAATAACATATTCTACATCGTGTCCAAGCTCTTTTAAAGCATATGCAAGATAGACAGCAACCTGCGGCATAGCACCGCTGAAAGCCGAGCCTTTGAACAGGTTCGTTACGCCGATCCTCATCTTATAAGAAGAATTAAAATAAACCTTAAGTATCAAGTATGTTCATCCATCCTTTTATGTTATCTGGATTCGAAATCGAAAAATTCCACGACAGTTGTAGTGCCGCGGTTTTATATGCCTCTAGACGTGTATGATGTGTTAGAATTACCTTTTGAATTTGTTCAATTCCCTCCTTTATACTATCTCCAGAGTAGTAGTAACCAAAATCCTTGAAGCGTTCAAAGTTATGGATAACGGGGAAACCCATCATGAGATGCTCCAAAAATATGTAATTGTACTCATTGTTTACGGTGTGCTGGATAAGTATATTTGAGTTTAGCGATTTAGCCAAAGTCCTTGTATCAGCGCGCGGTAACAGATGCAATTTAGATGTCTTATTTAATTCAAGTGTAGGCAGTATAGTATTCTTAAAATATGCAGATTCAAGCAATTTAGTCCCATTCACAGCCGCAATTTCATGTACCTTCTCTGGATACCTACGATAAAATGCCTCGCAAATCATAATAGGAATGAGTGAGGACTTTTGAAAACTAATATTAGGTTCAATAATTGTAAATGAATAGGGTGCGGACGGCTGATGCTTATAGGTCCCAATTAAGTCAGTTATAAACATTGGTTCCCATACATACGGTGCAATTTTTACCGACGGATATACTTTATTTATTGCACAGGCATACTCTTGGTGAAAATCATAATGCGGTGATACCAAAATTGTATCTATATCACCGACAACATGGTGACTAAAATTTGTTTCAGGATGAAACATGGGAGTCTCTATATCTATGTTTAAAATATTACCAAGATACAATTTGAATGTTTTCGCCCCCGCCTGTTTAAATAGACCACGAATCTGTGGTCCACATGACATACCCATCTCAATATACGCATATATTTTAAAAGGTTTATTAACCCATTCGTGCGCATCCAGAGTCCTAAATTTATGATACAGAGCCGAATCAAGGTGCTTCTTGTTATCGTCTACAAGAAGAAACGGAATGTACCCCGCCGACTCAAATAGTTTATATAAGATAAAAATGTTTTGAAAAAGCCCATTCGACCAGAGCTGCTGCTCAGGCATGCGTATTGACGTAATCAATATAGTCTTAACAGGTTCATTTGGTACATCAGAGTGTTTAATAGCAGGTTTAATAATGGGCTGAATATCCAGACCAGTGAGGTCGCCTATCATAGACATTTTATTAAAACTTAGTGGTCAATCCTTAAGCAATAAAAATAACCCCATATAGGGAATGAGAGATTTATTTATAGGCTTAGCCATTATGTCAGAATTTATATTGGGGCTTTATTCTTTACTTATCAAATCGGTTCCAACAAATCTGTCAACACAGGTTCTTGCGCGTATGTTAACATATACGGTTGCGGCAACTGTGCTAGGCTCATCGATGAGCCGCCTCCCGTCTCTTTCTGCCCAACATTTAGCGACAATGGGTTTACTCAATTCGGTACACGTTGCTTCTTCCTATTATGCTTTTAAAGAGCTTCCCAGCGCGGTCTCATTATCACTGTTCTATATCTATCCATTTTTTAATATTCTTTTTTCAAAGGTATTTTTGAATGAGAAGATAACAACAGCCGCGCTACCATGGTTAGCCATGTCATTTGTAGGAATGCTATTTATCATATTCCCAGTACAAACAGATGAAAAACCAGTGACGAACTGGCTACCCTATCTTTCTATAATAGTCTCAGCGTTAACAGAATCGCTTATCTATATTGCCTTTCGCTCCGGTTATGAGCCAACCGAATTTCAAGGAGTGCTTCATCTGTACGGCGGCGGACTTCTCGCGACACTTCTTGCAAGCGCCACAAATATAATAGAGCCTTTTGATTTCAAATGGTCAACGTGGAAACCATTGTTACTATTCAATCTAGTAATAGGTTTTATAGGATATAGCACACTATTTACGTCAATACCACAAATCCCGGTTGAGGTTTTTGCTTCATTGGCTTTCTTTGGAGTTCTATCAGGGTTCGTATTTGGTGAAGTCGGCGGTGAAGCACGCCCAGGTCCTACAACGTTTATAGGCGCAGCAGCAATCATAGTAGCAGCAGTTGCGGTCCGTCTGCTTAAGATAGAAAGAACCTAACACGAAGATTCTATAGAGTTGAATAGGGATGTCAGCAGGGGGAGGTCTCCTAGATCTTGTTGCTCGTGGAAAAAAAGATACATTCTTTTCACAAAATCCAAAAATCAGTTTTTTCCATAGCGTGTATCAGCGCTCTCCACCCTTTACACAAGAGGTGCGACTAACACAACCACGAAATAAGCCCGAATGGGGTCGCTGGACCGACTTCGACCTTGAGCCTATTGGTGATATATTGAGAAACCCCGTTCTGCTAATTAATTTGCCATCATGGTTATCAGCCGCGCAAACAGCCCTGAATCCCACATCGTATATTACGGATTTAGATGGCGTTGAATATGGATACTGCCAAGATGTGGGCGCCCTAATGATTGATAAGGTGCAGGTTTTTAACGACCAAATAATGCTCCACGAATTCTGGGGGCAATGGCTTGAATGGCGCGTAGCAATGCAATCAAACTCTACTGTGTACGGGGCTATAGCAGGGCGCCATGCTGCGCTTCCAGGAAGAATAGCGAAGGCAGCGACACCGCTTCAATTACGAGTCTATCTACCGATTCTTGGTAATCAGACACCAGACGACCAGGGGTTTCCTATGGTTGCCGCGACTGCACAACGATTTAGAATACGTGTATTCTTGCGACGCCTCGAGGATATCGTGGAGGCATCCGATTCGCGTATCAACCCAACTCCTTGGAGCAGAACATTTAGAATTAAGATAAGCGCAACTGACCCTGGAACCGAATTTCAGACAATGGCGCGCCCAGCCCTCGGCGGTCCCGTTCTAACACTGGAGACAACACAAATTTATTTGCCACGCGATGTACAGGACTTTTTGAAGAAAAGTCTAATCCAAATCCCATATACGCAGGTCCAATTAAGCCAATTCACAATTGAAGACCCTAAATGGGATCCGGTCGTAAAATTAAATGCGACCGTTACAATACCACTTGAATTAGATTTTATTGGCTCGGTGCAACGATTAACAGTTGGAATCCAAACTGACGCATCAATACAGGCAGGGCAGCGATATCAGACATATCCTCCTTTAGGTGGGGCGCCAGCCTTTATTCAGAGCCTTCGGCTAAATGTTGGTATACAAGATAGGCTAAATAAATTCTCATCTCAAATCTATCGTGATGTAGCAAATTATTATAAGAATCAAAAAGAACCCAGGGAACCCGACGGAGGAGTTTTTAACGTCTACACTCTAGCATTAGGTCCAGCAGAAACAACAAAACCCTTAGGAACCTTCAATATGAGCCGGACCCAAGATGCTATCTTATACGTGGAATTAGCTCCAATAGCCATAGACTCCCGGTTAAATAATCGTAAATCCTACATCTATGTTTTTGCCGAAGCGTGGAACGTATTTGAGATTAGGAATGGCAGGGGGAAAATGTTGTTCGCTGATTAGAAATGCCGCAACCAACCTACTTACATTTAACCGAAACTAATCTTATTGGTTATGTTGGAAATACAATTACTACGCAAATTACGTTGACACAATTACCAACCTTGCCGCAAGCAACGTCAGTTTTTGCCATACAAAACGCCGCCGGTCTAGGCTACGAATTTGCACCGGATCCGGGTTCCAATGGAGCTATGTCGTATAGATATACTGCCACATCAACAAATACAGTTCTACAATTCGATGCAGGTACAGGCGATGCCGAGATAGATGCTCAGCGCCTAGTTGTTAAGGCGCAGGGCAACGGAAATCCGGTTATCGTTATGAGACCCAATCAGACTACTGGTAAACCCTATATGGCATTTACTACAGGTGATACAGCTAACGGTACTGGTATTCTAGTCAATATATCAGCCCAAAATGAACCATCGATACAATTCTACAAATCAAGTAACACCACATATAATTTTTTCCCAAATGCTGGACCCGGTACACTCGTAGCCGCAAGCACTATACGGACGCAAAATTTAATCGTAAGTAGCATATCATCCATAGATACATATACTACAAATTTAATTGCTAATACCGGAGTAATATCATCTTTTGCTGCTAGACAGGCAATTATTTCGTCGCTAACATATACAACAATTGTAGGTCCATCGATTCTTCAAATTCAGAATATCACCTTTTAATTAGAAATCAATTATTTAACATTTTCTTAAAGCGAAAAAAAATGTTAAAGAACTTCTTAGTGATGATTTAGAGAGGTCTCCGGATGGCCAGTCAACTAATTATATCAACCGGCTTGGCGCTAGTAGACACTAGTGTACATACAGGCGTGATACGACTACCACCGGCATCTGACCTATTAGGTCGTGTAATCACGATCAAGGACCAAAAAAATACGTTTCAGACACATTCTACTACAATTAGTACGTCCGGTGCTGATAGATTTGAAGATGGAACCTATCTCTACAAGCTCGATTTTAAGGGAGAGGCTGTCTCCTTTGTTGCTGGGCAGCGCGGCGCCGACATGATATGGTTCAGACTTCTAAGTCAACGATTTGATACCGTACAAGTGTCAACGCTTATGCTTAATAACGGTAAATTGGTTACCGACTCTGGTTCAAACAGTCTGTTCTGGAATGGTCAAAAGATTGAAACAGGCATATCATCAACGGGTCCCTCAGGTATACAGGGCTCTACTGGATATACTGGTACTACAGGACGAACAGGACCTACTGGTTATACAGGCGCAACAGGCTCGCCAGGCGATCGATATTTAACGAAAACAAATGCGATTCTAAACCCCACTCTCGGCGGCACACTATCATTTGTTGTTGACAGCGATCTTGCGTACATTCCAGGTAACACAGTAAAAGTAGTTGATTCTACTAATGTCGTTAATAGCTTCACGGGTATAGTTCAGTTGTATTTCAAAACATCAGGATCGCTAATACTAACCAATATTTCAAATATTCAAGGTATATTTAGCCCTTCTCTCCGTATTTATAACGTGAACTTGGACGGCTTAGATGGTCCTACTGGCGCAACCGGTGACACCGGTCCCACTGGTTGTACTGGAGCACAAGGTATTACAGGACCCACAGGCACAACAGGTGCAACAGGTGCCACAGGTGCCACTGGTTTCACGGGTTCACAGGGTCCAACAGGTCTTCAAGGAGATAAATTCCTAAGTAAGACAGGCGTAATAACAATTAGCCCAGTCGAGGGTAGCCCAATTTCGTTTACAATTGATGCAACGTTAGCCTATATTCCAGGCAATTCCATCTTCGTTGTTGATTCCACAGACGTAACGACGCGTTTTGAAGGCATCGTATCGGCGTACGACCCTGTGACCGGCAACATGACAATCGATAGTATATTTAACATTATCGGCACGTTTATCCCTTCGCGTATCTATAACATCAACTTGAACGGTCGCGACGGTCCAACTGGATTTACGGGTGCAACAGGCTCCACCGGTGCAACAGGCGTAACAGGAGATACTGGTCCTACAGGACCAACCGGTCCTACAGGTCAAACAGGCTCAACAGGAGCAACAGGATCGGTAGGTCAAACTGGAGATACTGGTCCAACAGGAACAACCGGTCAAACAGGCTCGACAGGCGCAACTGGCTCAAAGGGTTTAACAGGCGATACTGGCTCAGTTGGACCTGTTGGTTATTCAGCTGGTCAAACCCTCTTTTTAACCAAATCTATAGATGACCCTGATACACCCGTTTATAAAAGATTAAACTTGGTACCGTCGGGTGCTGCAGAGACATTTACAACAATAGATAACATAAGTACCGAAGTTGTTTTTGGAGAATTCATAACACCAACCGGATTTCCCAATACAACATATGTGCCTCCAGGTGTATTTGATATAAATACGTGGGCTCTAGTAGTTGACCCTATAGGAAATCAATCAATAAACGTATACGGCAAATTTTTCAGACGCACACAAAGCGGCTCCGAATTCCTTCTCTTTACAACGGTCTATATCACTGTCAGTTCAGCCGTCAAAACACAAATCAATATACCCGCCTATCTAACCGAAGCGATTAGCGGATTAAATCCAAACGACCGCATTATTTTAAGATTATGTGCTACTTCAGCCTCTGACATACCACCAAGCGCCACCATTTATTTCGAAGGAACTAATAATTACTCCTACGTACTTACGACATTCGGGCTTCTTGGCGCGACAGGTATTACCGGTTCTACAGGTACAACAGGACAAACAGGTTCTACTGGTGCAACGGGGCAGACTGGTATTACAGGAGCAACCGGACCCACCGGTCATACGGGCGCCACTGGAGCCACCGGACTCACGGGTCAGACAGGCACTACAGGCGAAACGGGACCTACCGGAGATACAGGTCCAACAGGTGCCACAGGTATAACTGGACCTCAGGGCGAAACGGGAACAACCGGTACAACTGGACCGACAGGTCCTACAGGCGCAACAGGTCAAACAGGTTCTACAGGTGAAACAGGTCCAACGGGCAGCACGGGGCAAACAGGACCAACAGGTTCTACAGGACAAACCGGTATTACTGGTCCAACTGGTGATGCTGGTGATAAATTTGCCACAGAGTCGCAACCCAAAACAATTACTCCATCAGAACTGCTCGCGAAACATGTCGCTCTTTCCGTAGCAAGCGGTCTAGCCTATATTTCTGGTACGGAGATTGTTATTATACAAAAAACAAGCATAATAAATAGATTGGAAGGCGTAGTATCATCGTATGACCGTGTAACAGGCGATCTGGATGTAATAAATGTCTCTATTGTGGGAGGAACCTGGCCCACGCCAGGCGGTCCCTACGTCTATAACGTAAATCTAGTTGGTATTCCTGGACCAACGGGCACCACGGGTGCAACCGGTCCAACTGGTTATACAGGCTACACGGGTTTTACAGGACCAACCGGACCAACAGGTAAAACCGGTTCTACAGGTCCAACTGGTGTAACTGGACCGACTGGTCAAACAGGTACAACAGGTCCTACTGGCGTTCAAGGCTTACAAGGAATAACCGGACCCACCGGATTCACAGGACCAACAGGTTCGACCGGCTTCACGGGACCTCAGGGTTTACAAGGAATAACCGGACCCACCGGTCATACAGGCGCAACCGGTAGAACTGGAGCAACAGGTAGAACTGGAGCTACAGGTATAACAGGTGCTACTGGTAGAACAGGTCCTACAGGTTTTACAGGACAGACTGGTCCACAGGGTCGCACCGGACCTACCGGATATACCGGAACAACAGGAACCACAGGCGCAATTGGCGACACAGGTGACACGGGTCCAACTGGCGATACAGGAGATACAGGTCCGACAGGCTACACGGGTTCTACTGGAGATACCGGCAACACCGGTTCAACGGGTTTAACTGGACCAACCGGTGAGCCTGGTGATAAATATATGACATCATCCGATTTTACCACAATAACACCAGCGCTGGGTGCATCGGTGTCGCTAACTGTAGACGCGCATCTTGCGTATATTCCTGGAAATTCAGTTGTTGTTGTAGATGCAGCCAATCCGCTAGACAATAGATTTGAAGGTATCGTTTTTTCTTACGATTATGCGACCGGTGATATTACGGTAGGAAATATTGTCAATATATTGGGCGCATATGGTTCATTAAGAATATACAATGTAAATCTAAACGCTATAGATGGACCCACCGGTTTTACAGGACCAACAGGACCGACCGGTTCCAAAGGTCAGACAGGCGCCACCGGCGATCCTGGTGATAGATATTTGACAGTGTCAGAATTAGCCTCTTTTACACCAGTAGAAGGCGGTTCGGTTAACTTGACTGTGGGAACAAAGCTAGCATACATTAGTGGCAATTCAGTTTTAGTACAATCTAGCACAGGAATTCCTCCAGTTCCGCGGTTCGAAGGAACTGTAGCGAGTTACTCCTACACAACTGGGCAAATAGTAATATCGAATATTACAAATATACGGTACTGGACTCTAGCAACACGCAGATATAACGTAAACTTAGACGGTATCGATGGACCCACAGGTGCCACCGGTCCTGCTGGATTTGGTGCAACAGGACTAATGGGTCTAACAGGTCCCACAGGACAGATAGGCGAAGTTGGTTATACAGGACAAACTGGAATAACCGGACCAGCCGGCGAAGTAGGTCTAACAGGTCCTACAGGTCCTACAGGTCAAGCAGGACAAATAGGCTACACTGGACCAACAGGCATTGATGGAAAAACTGGACCGACAGGACAAACAGGATATACAGGATATACAGGACCTACTGGACAACCAGGATATACTGGAGCTGCTGGTATCGATGGTACAGGTCATACTGGTGACACAGGTCCTACAGGATATACAGGACCTACGGGACAAATAGGATATACTGGAGCCGCCGGTATTGATGGTACAGGTCATACTGGTGATACGGGTCCCACAGGTTATACAGGCAGCACCGGAACAATAGGACCTACAGGTTCACAAGGAAATCAAGGAAATCAGGGTGTTCAAGGATTTACTGGCTCACAGGGACTCGCTGGAGATGCTACAAATACAGGTGCGACGGGCAACCATGGCGATACAGGTTGGACAGGACCAATAGGTCCTGGAGGTGAAGCCGCAAATACCGGCGCTACAGGATACACTGGACCAAGTGGTATATTTGGTGCTACTACATTCACATGGGAATTAGTTAAATCAGTTCTGTTGGCAAGCGACGTGGTTAAAGGTAACCCAACTATACCATATAACGCACACGCCTATTCGCGAGAAAGGTATGATAGAGGTTCATACTTATCATTTCAAACAAATGAAACTGACCAATATTATGTCGTAGGTTTTACCGAAAATCCCTCATCAAACGTAACTTCAATCAAGTATGGTTTTTTAATCGACCAAGTTCCAAATACGTATTATATATATGAATCTGGTGTCGTAACATCATCAGGAATATACACAACAGGAACGGTATTCCAAATAACATATGATGGAGTATACGTACGATATATTGTAGATGGTGTAACCTTGGCACATGTCGCTGAGCGCCCCGTCGGTAACTATCTACATTTGGGTCTATCATTCGGAAGCGCGGGGCAGGTCAACAATATACATTTTGGTCCTATGGGAGGAATGGGACCAACAGGCTACACGGGTCCTACTGGACCACGCGGAGAAACCGGTACTACGGGTTTTACCGGAACTACAGGACCTCCAGGTACAGGATTCACGGGTACTACTGGACCGATGGGACTAACTGGTCCTACAGGACAAACCGGTGCAACAGGAACAATAGGACAAACAGGTGTAACGGGACCTACTGGACCAACGGGCTCCACTGGTTCAACGGGTACAACGGGACCGACTGGACAAACGGGTATAACTGGACCAACTGGACCAACGGGCTCCACCGGTTCAACGGGTACAACGGGATCGACTGGACAAACGGGTATAACTGGATCAACTGGACCTACGGGTCAAACTGGCGCAACAGGCGCACCAGGAACTGGTTTTACTGGAATTACAGGACCACAAGGAGTTACAGGTCCTACAGGTGTAACAGGACCGATAGGAACAAGAGGTGGATCACCTTGGACTCCAGTTCTTAATAATGTGACACAATCCTTATTAGATTCTACTGTATTTACAAAAACCTTCGGTTCTGACGACCAGCCTGACGCACAGGTCTATTCCTTACAAGGGTATGTCAGAGGTGTCTTCTGTAGCGGTCAAACGAATAATCCAATCGGGTCAGATGTATACATTGCTCTTAGTACAAATCCGACAAACTTAGGTGTAGGATATTTAGATTATTGCTGGCGGTTGGTTAACAGCACAGGTTATATATACATAAACAATGTACTTTTTTATACAAGTCCTACACAGGTAACATCAACAACTATTGTATTAATTACGTACGATGGGCAAAACGTGCGCTTCTACCAAGATTCAGTATTGATGTGGACAACTATTCGCCCCATAGGTTCCCCTCTATATCTGGACTGCATACTCACATATATTGGTGACCAGATAAATAACCTGATTTTTGGACCGATGGGAGAAGCCGGTGCTACCGGCTTTATGGGACAGACAGGTTCTACTGGTGATACAGGTCCAACAGGTTATACGGGTTCAACAGGACTTACAGGTGATACAGGACCCACCGGTCATACTGGCACAACTGGTTCTACAGGTTATACTGGTGATACTGGTCCAAGTGGTTCTACAGGACAAACAGGCGCTACGGGTCCCACAGGACAAACCGGACCAACCGGACCAACCGGATCCCAGGGAAATCAAGGTGCGCAAGGGTTTCAAGGCGCTCAGGGTTTCCAAGGAGCTCAGGGTTTCCAGGGCGCGCAGGGTTTCCAGGGCGCACAGGGCTTTCAAGGTGCCCAAGGCTACCAAGGCGCACAGGGATTCCAAGGAGCTCAGGGCTTCCAAGGCGCGCAGGGATATCAGGGCAGTACCGGTCCGACTGG